TGAGGCGACGCAGTTCAGTGAGAGCCAGTATCTCTATCTGCTCTCCCGGCTCCGGCGGCTCGAAGGATCGGACGTGCCGGTCCGGGCGCGGCTGGCGAGCAATCCTGGGGGCGTCGGTCACGAGTGGGTCAAGTCGCGGTTCGTCAAACCCGGCGATCCGGAGCGGCCGTTCATCCCCGCGTTCATCCAGGACAACCCGAGCCTGGACGGCAGCGATTACATGCTCTCGCTGAACCAACTCGACCCGGTAACGCGGATGCAGTTGCTTCACGGCTCCTGGGATGTGCAGGCAGAAGCCGGGATGTTCAAGCGCGAGTGGTTCCGCGTGGTGGACGACGTGCCGAACAACCTGCGGCTGGTGCGGTATTGGGACTGGGCGGCGTCGGCAAACCACGGGGACTGGACGGCCGGCGCCCTTTTGGGGATCAGCCCCGACAAGCGGCTCTGGATCCTGGACGTTCACCGCGTCCAGGGCGACCCGGCCACGGTGCAGAGAACCATCCAGGCGATTGCCTCACAGGATGGCCGGCACGTCGAGATTGGGATCGAGCAGGAGCGGGGATCCGCGGGATTGATCGCTATCGAATATTACCAGCGCGAACTGCTCCAGGGGTATCGGGTTCGGGGGAACCGATGCACCGGCGACAAGGTGACCCGAGCCGCGCCGTTGAGCGGGCAGGCAGAAATTGGCAACATTGCGATGTTGCGGGGGTCTTGGAACCGTGAGGTTCTCGATGAGCTTCAGGCGTTCCCTACGAAGGGGGTTCCGGATGATCGCGTGGATGCGCTCTCCGGAGCGTTTCAGTTGCTTTCGGGCGGGAGCCGGTTCACGCCTGGGTTTGCCACGGCCGCGCGGCCGACGGGGGTAGCGTGATGGCGTTCTGGTCCGAGTGGTTCCGTCGCGCACCGTCCGCACCCCCGGCGATACCCGGCCGGCGCGAAGTCGGGATGACGGCCACCGGCCGCCCCACCTACTCCACGCTCCTCGGCGGGTACTCCACGCTCCCGCGGCCGCAGTCACTCCGGCTGCTCGGCCAGTTCCACGCGGCGATCCCCACGCTCCCCCGGGCTATCTACGTGCTGACGGATCTGGTCGGGTGCCCCTGCCTCGTCGGGCAGTCCGAGGCCGAGACGAAGCAGCTCAACGCCTGGGCGACGGGGCTCAAGTATGGCGGGATGGCCGGCGGCATGTCGCGATGGCTTGCCGATCACCTGGCGCAGATGCTCCTCTACGGCTACGCGGTCGGAGAGATGACGGCGGCGCCGGACCGGAGCGGGATCGACACGCTATGGGCATACAAGTCGCCGCCGTTCGGCTTCCGCACCGACAAGGCGGGGCAAATTACCATCGTGCAGGAGTCGGTCCTGGACGGAGAGCGCACTCTGAACCCGGACTCGGCACTCCACACGGCGTATAGGCCCGAGGGGTGCGACCCGAACGGACGTAGTCTGTTCTTCGCGTCTCACACGTTCTGCCAGGCGTGGCTCGACATCGCGCACGCGTTCCGGGCGACCTGGAAGCGGAACGGCATCCCGATCTATCACGTCCACACGCAACTCCCAGAGACGCTCAACGACCCGGACGGGAGCACGGGAAGCGCGGTCGCGTCGGCCCTCGGTTCGAACTGGGCGGAAACGATGCGGAGTCAAGTCATGGACGGCCGCGCGAAGGACTTCTGCACGGCCAACGTCGGCGATACGTCCGTGCGGGTGATCGGCGCGGACGGCTCGATCATTGACATTGCCGTGAGCAAGCGGGCCATCGTCGAGGAGATCGTCGTGGCGTCCGGCATCCCAGGCTGGTTGCTTGGCTACATCTGGAGTAGCACGGAGCGGCTCTCCAGCGTCCAGGCCGGACTGCTCACCACCAGCGTGCAGGGCATCCGGCGGGCGGTCGAGCCTTGCATCCGGCGGGTGGTGGGCACGCATCTGCGACTCTCCGGCCGGCGAGGGGCGGAATACGAGATTGAGTGGTCCGACGTGTCGATGGTGGACCTGGAGGCCACGGCGCGTGCGGCGTCCCTCGATGCGGCTGCGCAGCTGTCGCGCCAGAAGTATTATCGGCAACTCTGGGCGGACGGAGTAATCAGCCAGGAGCGATACGCACAGGAGATGACGGGCATGGCGCAGGTCGAGGTCGAGATGGAAGCCCCGACGATGGCGCCTTCCCGCGGGGCAGGGACGGAAACGGGGACGGCGGCATGATTGCGGAGATTTGGCGGGCCTACCAGGCGGCCCGGGCCCCCTACGAGGTGCCGCCTGTGTCGCCGGCCACGCTTAAGGCGATGCGGGAACTGGTGGCAACCCTGCCGGTCGATGACTTGCCGGACCTGATGCACTCCTCGGCCGAGTCGTTGATTCGGACCCGAAACCCGGCCGTCCGGTCGGCTCACTGGTGCAAGTTCCTAGCCGCGCGGGAGCGGCTGGACGCGGAGATGAGGTGGACGCGATGAGCTACGTACACGAGTCACTAATCGAGGTCCGGGCGGCGCTGGCGGAGCCTACCGATGATGATCTCGCCATCTTGAGCAGGAGCGATTACGCAGGCGGGGCCACTGACGGTCTCTCCGTGCGGGAGATGCTCCTCGCTCACGATCAGTACGACCGGACGTTTGAGCGGTTTCCGCCGGCCTACCTGGCGAGGTTCGCGGAGACGTTGCCCGGGAAGTCCGTTCTGGCCGGCCACGATACCGGCCGGCTGCCGATGGCCCGCTTCTTCCGGGCGGACGTGGAGCAGCGGCGCGAGAGCGGGTTTCCCACGCTGCGCCAGCCGGGCAAGGACTACCCGGCCGACCCGGGGGTGAAGGCCGCGGAACTGGTGCCCGGGTTCGAACCGCGGAACCGCACCGTGCGATGGCTCAAGGGTGGCTTCTACTACCCGGCCGATCCGGACCTGGACGCGAAGATCACGACCGGCATCTATCGCAGCGTCAGCATCGGGTTCCGGTTTGCGGACCTGGACTGCGACGTCTGCCGGAAGAGCTACCTGCGCGGGGACTGCCCCCACTTGCTCGGGCAGGAACTGGACGACGGGCGGCGCGTCACCGGGACCTACTCCGGCGACGTGGCGCAGGTGGAGGCGCTGGAGGGCTCCATCGTGTGGCTCGGGGCGCAGCCGCAGGCTCGGATCATCAAGGCGGCTGACGGGCGGCTAATCGACACCCCGGAAAATCTCGCGAAGACTTTGACGGGAGAAGTTGACGCCCTGCGGCTGAAGTGGTATCAAAAGATGGCGTGTGACACCGGCTGTCCGCGCAAGATCTTCACGGGGCCCGGAGCCCCGATCACTTTGCCTCCTGGCCCGGAGCCGGGAACCACCGACATGGAGGCATCGGCTATGACGGCCGAACAACTCGCCGCACTCGAAACCGAGGTCGCGGCACTCCGGAAGCAGGTCGCGGAACTGGAGCCCCTGGCGGCTCTCGGTGCGTCCGCCGTGAAGACGGCGCAGACTCGCTACCTTGCCGCGGCAGCCCGCGCCGGCCGATCCGACGTTGAGGCGGTTGCAGTCGCCGATATGTATGGCGCCCAGCGCAAGAGCGACGATCTGCTCAAGCTCGCCGACGCGCTTGACGCGGAAGTCGCGGCCCGCACGCCCATCACCCCATCCGCCGACGTGAAGTCGGCCCTGGTCAATTCCGACCACCCCACTGCCCGGAGCGCGGATGAGATCCTCGCCTCGGCCGGCCTGTAGGAGACACGATCATGCCTGTTCGCGGGATCGGCACCGACCCTTCCGGGGCACCGCCCCCGGTCCGCCTCTGCAATTACGTCCTCGCCAGCTACACGGCGGCTGGAACGTCCGCCCCGGCTGATGGCGACATCGTGAGCTACTCCAGCGCGGGGAATGACCGCATCGTGATGTGTCCCGATGACACCACGAAGCTCATCGGCCGAGTCAAGGGCGATCCGAACACGACCGACCTCACCGTCCAGGTCGAATGGCTGGACGTGGTGCGGTTCGTCGAGGTCGACTGCGACGACGCCACCACGGCGACGCTGCTAAACGCGGCGATCAAAGACGGGAACACGACCGTCGTGAACAACTTCGACGCCGGATCGACCACCGGCGGGCTCAAGGTCATCTCCAAGAGCGGAACTTCCGGCGCGATCACCATGGCTTGCGCCGTGCTGGCGGGAGGGTAAGCGGATGAAGCGCGGGATCATCAACGACCTGGATCTGGGCTTCTACACCCAGGCACGCCGGGAGAAGCGGGCGCCGCTCAACTGGCTGACGGACAAGGTACTTGAGGCCGAGGAGAAGGATGGGCGCGACCCGTCCGAAGCACTCCAGAAGCACATCGAGGCCACGCAGCGGCATCTGGGGGTGACGGACCCACTGAGTCGGCGCGGGCAGATGGCGGCCGGGATCGCGTGCCAGACCTACGGGGTCAAGCGCGAACTCCAGGCGCGGCGGATCAATCTCTACTCGGACACCTGCGAGAAGTTCTTCGGCCCCGGCTCGGAGACCGACTCGCCTCTGTGGCCGGCGATGCTGGCTTCCAGCTTCATCGTCGCCCGCGTCAGCAGCGGCCTTGCCGACCTGATGACGTTCGCCGATGTGCAGGTGGAGTCGATGAGCGTGGATAAGGTCCGGCTCAACGAGGCCGCCGACGCCCGCCAGATGCGGAACGTCGGCCTCGGGGAAGACCTGCCGGAAACGAGCATCTCCGCCGTCGAGACGAACGTCAAGATGCGGAAGTATGGCCGCTATCTCCGCTACGTCCGCGAAGTCACCACGATGACGCCGCTGGCGGTCGTCCAGGGCTTCATTCGGCAGATCGGGATGCAGCGGGCCGTCGATGAGACGGACGAGGTGCTGGAGATCCTGCACGCCGGAGACGGGGAGAGCGGTTCGGCCGTCACCGACACCACGCCGGCCACCGACGCGACGCTGGTTTACAACGACTTGGTGAAGCTCGAGCTGGCCTTTTCCAACGGCTACATGGGCCGGGTCTACGTCGCGGACGCTACGAACTTCCAGACCATCCTCCAGATGTCCGAATACAAGGATCCGCTGGCGGCGCGTGGGGTTCGGACGGATCGGGACATGCCGAGCGTGCCCACCCCGAGCGGGGGCGGGCTCATCTACCGCTGGCAGTCCACCGGCTCGACCTACATGGCGGAGAGCGGCGGGCGCATCGCCGCCGTCGACCCGTCCCAGGCGTGCTGGATCGCGAGGAGCAGCCTGCTCGAAGAGGCGGAAGACATCGTGCGGTCCTCGCAGATCGGCGTCGCGCTCTCCTACCGAATGGCGGTAATCAAGGGCGACCCGAACTGCTTCAAGAGCCTCGACGTGACGGCCTAAATCGGCGCGAAGTTGGGTGCCCCCGCTCGGGCAGGCCGGGGGCATCCAGCAATTCAGGAGATTGAGACATGGGCACCAG